GCATACAATAGAATCACTTACAGAAGTTGGCATTGATTACAGAAAGTTAAACAAGGAGCAGATAGATGCTATCATGTTTCCAGACCATGCACCTGAAAATTACTACCAAGATGGAGAGATAGGAGAGAAAGAAGCAGACTACCTACACAGCCAGAGACTGATTCAATGTGGAGTTGTCGGGGAGACATATAAGAAAGCATGGAAGCTCGTATATTAATCGTAGTAATTGAAAATAATTATAACTAAATTAAAAAGAATCGAAACTTGAGATGTTGAAGAGATGTGCTAAATGTAAAGAAGACAAACCCCGTAAGGAGTTTTATATCAATCGTGCCAAGCCCGATGGTAGACAGTACTTATGTAAGATTTGTCAAAAGAAATATCACAACGATACGTGGTATGAATCTCATAGGCAACACAGGATACAACAGGTCAAAGAAAGAAAAGCTCGTGTAACAAAAGAAAACTATAAAAGAATATTTATGGAGTACTTTATTTATGGCTGTGTAGATTGTGGTGAGAACGACCATCGACTTCTGGAGTTCGATCATGTTAAGGGATCGAAAAAGAGAGGGAAGTTTAGACCAACTGAGGGAGTTGGACATCTTGTGAGAACTGGATACAAGTGGGAAACCATAGAGAAAGAAATACAGAAGTGCAAGATAAGATGTAGGAACTGCCATCACTTAAAGACCCATAAGCAATTTGGTTACATGAAGCATATAGAAGACGTTGTAAAAGAATATAATAAAAAACGGGAACAAATCAGTAAACGATGCGTTACATAATAGAACAACAAAAAGGAGACAACAGTGTTTACAGTACTAAGTAAACTCAAATATCAAATAGCTAAGGAGATCACTAATGTGGAGAAGCAGTGGGACGATAATCCATCTAACGATTATTATTTCGCTGAGATTAGTGGACTAAGAAAAGCCCTAGAGTTCGTGCAGAAAGCAGAAGCAGATGAGCTAACAGCACTAGACAAATGGGCACAACAAGAAAAAGGAAAGGACAATGCAGTCAACACTAGGGAATTATCAAGAGGTTAACGTACATAACGTTAAGTCTTTGTCTACTGAGACATCGGCTATTAGAAATGGCAAGAATTACGTCAAGACTATATATGCAAAGACAGATGGAGGTGCTGTCATAGAGATTAACTTCTTTGCAGATAAAGAGTCTATATTGGAGACAAAAGACTAAATGAAATTATTACAGGGCAGGCAGGATCGGTTTTTGCTCCAACGAATTTTCCGATCCACTCCGCAACTACACATCTCAAAGGGCCTGCCCTGCCCCTATATACCAAAGGACAAATTATGTTAGACATACAAAAGATATACGAAGACTGGTTGCGAAAGGGCAATGACCTTCACCAGAAAAAAAGATATCAAGGCAAGGAAGAATGGTTTCACGCTTCTTCAGCGGGAATGTGCATGAGGAAACATTATTTTCAACATGTAGCAGATGTGGAGCCAAAAATAATAGATGATAAAACCATGAGATTGTTTCGGCTTGGAGACTTAGTACATGGAGATATACAAGAAGCATTAATGGACTATGCAAGAATCAACGGTTCTCAAATAATGATAGAACGTGAGATACAATTACCAGAGGTAAATGTACGTGGCTTCTTAGATGTAATGATTATTGAGGATGATGCGTTATATGATATTAAAACGTGCAATGCTTGGAAGTGGAAAGGATTGTTTGGTCGTAACCCAGACCCCAACCCGTCTGTGAACTATAACATACAGTTAGGTACATACGGTTGGTGGGTTGAGGAACATACTGGGAACAAATTAAAAAAACTGTCGTTACTATATTACAATAAAGATAATTCAATGATGAAAGAAAAAGTAGTGCCAACATCGTACGTGCAGAAAGCAAAAGAATACTGGCATCATGTTAACAAGAATTTTGAAACAGGTAATCCACCTATTGAGCTAGGTGTAGCTCCTGTATATAAGTGGGAGTGCAACCCTAAGTATTGCAACTTTTATGAAATATGCGGTGGTGGATACAAAGAGAAAGGAGTCGATCTATGAGCGACAAACAACCCGATTGGGATAAGATAACAGAAGGTAAAATACGACACGGTGTCGCAGTAGCCTTCATTGAAAAGGGACATGAACTTACACCTGACAACATGAAAACAATGGAGAAATGGGTGCAGTTTATCATACATGGTTATCACGGCATTAAAGAAATGCTTGATAAGAAAGAAGCCATGACAGATGAAGAACTGGTTAAGGAGGTAAAGGATAAGTTTAATGGTGAAGTAATTAAAGAAACAGATGAAGAGTATGTTGAGAAGCAGATTAAGAAAGCAGTGCAGTCTTTAGGGGCTAAGAACAAAAATAAAGTACTATATCAATTAAAAAACGGCAACATTACTATTGATAATTTAGATGCATGTTTATCTAAAATAGAGGTAATGAAGTCAGCCTAAGATGGATTTAGGAGATGCATTTTACCCTGACGATCCGCTTGATTTCAGTAAGTCAGTTCCTGCGGGAAGATACACCGCTAGTATTGTAAGCATGGATATATCTGAGAATGTAAGGTTTGGTAGGTATGTGGCAGATATATTTAAGCCTGAATACGAAATAGATAAGGACGAGCATCCCGAATATGCTGATAGTATCGTAAAGGATAATGGGATATTCAGATACAAGAAGACGGAAGATTCGTTATACGAGCACAAGAAGAACTGGGGCTTTGCAAAGTTTATCTCCATGATGAAGCTTAGGAAAGAAGATGGGAAGGGTAATCAACTGCCCTTCCTTTATCTTCACGATATTAAAATGGCTAAGGTATTAATAGACGTATACAGAAAGAAGTTTATAAACGATTTAGATACAGAAGTTCATTACCCTGTAGCCAGAGTAATACAATTATTAGATCAACCACCCGTACCCTTCTAATGGATATACTAACAAAAAAAGGACAGAAGTCTTTGGAGTATGAAAGAAAAATGTTAGACAAAATAAACTTTCATATATGCAAAGAGCACAAGGAAAACTCTATGTTGATAGAGACAGACAAAAACATGGATGCTAAGGTAGATGGAATTATTGTGAAAAACAATCAGGTTTCAGGAATTTTCGAGTCTAAGTGTAGAGATATGAGCCTTATGAAACTCAGAGAGTTTGGGTCTTGGCTTATTACCTTTGACAAAATACTTGAAGGTAGAAAACTATCACAGCTTTTGAGAGTTCCTTTTATTGGCTTTCTTTATTTGATACCAGATGAGATTATTATGTATTGGAAAATAACAGATAAATATGGAAACTTTTTGTTTGATTTTGACGTTAAAAACACAAAGACACAGAAAACAATTAACGGTGGTAGCATTGTCAGAACCAATGCATATCTACCAGTAAAAAGAGGAGTAGAGCTATTATGAAAGAGTACACCTGTACAGCTTTAATTAAGTATTCTAAGCAAGAAGTTGAGTTACACATTAACGCACTAAAGATAGCGTTACAAGGAGACAGTATGCAAAGCTATAGAGGCCCCTATCTTGCGTTATTAAAAGACATGGAGAGAATTAAGGAACAGATATTAGATAAAGAAAACGATGCGATGGCAGACAGATCATCAGGAACAAATTTAATTGTTGAAGATAGCGTGATAAATAATGTTTGATCTTACCAGAACAAAATATGTAAACGGTCAGTATGTCATAGAGTATTTGTATGAATGTGATAAATGTGACAATACTCACTGGTCAGATTCTAAAAGACTTTATATGAGCTGTCCTGTTTGTAGAAATAAAAAACAACATAGCAAAATGAGGCTAGCAATATGAAGAATCCTAAAAATGTAAAGCGTGGCAGGAGAGCAAGACAGCGTGGTGCAGAGCTACAAAGACAAGCAGTACGCATGGCAAAAGAAGCGGGCTTAGAGGCATTTAATAGAGATAGGGGTGGAGCACAACACGAGCAAGGGGATATAGAAATAGAAGGACAGTATTTTGGATGCAAAAGAAGAAAACAAATAGCAATGTGGATGAAGCCAGAAAAACAAGAGCACGGTGTAGTGATTCGTGAGGATCGTGGCAAACCATACATTGTATTAGACTATGAATATTTTATTAACACATTATCTATAATGAAGGAGATGGCAGGTGAAAAATAATAAACTAATGGGGACAAGAGGTCTCGTTACATACTATAAAAAAATTATCAAAGAAGGTCGAGTTTCAAAAAACGGATCAACTTACAAAAGAATGGTGGAGCTTGAAACAAAATTGAATAACAGAACAGGGCAAGCGAGTTCTTACGAAAGAGATAAGAAGAATGATAAATTAGAATCTCTGCGTTGGCTAAACAAAGTAATGAATTAGCTTGCCCATAACTAGGAGGCACAATGGCCGAATACAAACAAAAAGAAAACAGCTTTACGCTGTGGAAAAACAAGTTCAAAAAAGATGGCGATAAGAAGCCTGATTATACTGGTAACGGTATGGTAAATGGAGAGAAGAAAGACTTTTCTTTGTGGATCAACGAAACCGATAAGGGAGATAGGTATCTTTCTGGCCAGTTTAAAGAAGAATACAAAAAAGACACGCCATTCTAGTGCTTGTTAATAATAGGGGGGCTACGGCCCCCTTATTCATTAGTTTATTTTTAGGCGATACTTATGTCCAATAATTTATTTTACAGCCGTAATCGTGAGATTAGAGGGGGTTTTTTAGAGGCAATGTTTGAAATTTGTAGTAAAGTTGATAGAACCTGTGGTTTTTGTGGTAAATCGTATTTTAACCCACAAAAGCAAGAAAATGATGACCAACTTAAAAAATTTTGTGGTGTTGCAGGTAGTTATGATACTCTAGTTTCTTCACTTCCAGAGTGTTGGTTGAAAATGACAAAAAGTCAAAGGTCTACATATACAAAGAAAAAGAAAGAAGAACTTTTTTCTATAGAAATAAGGAGAAATAAATAATGGATATACTAGATGATTTTTCCAGTAAGCCAACATTAACATATCACTGCATTAAAGAAGATTGTAATAATTCTCATGTGTCTGACGGATACATATTTATGGTTTGCAAATTACACGGTAAGGACAGACCAGTTATGAGATACGATGGAAAGAAAGAAAGCGATTTAAAAGAGGAATTAGATAATCAAGAAAGATTGTCGGAAGAACATGCAAAAGAAATTATGGGTATTATTTCTGATTGCTTTACGAAGAGAGTCACAGGAGATGCTTATTACAAAAAACTAGCTGACTTCTGGGAAAGAATTGGGTTTCCAGAATTTGCAGAGGAAACCTTGTTGCATCTTAAAGATTAAAACTGAAATAGTTCAGAGTAAATATCCAGTAACTCATCATGCCTTAATAGTCTATTGTATGCTTTGTTACCTATTCTTTTTCTTAACTCTGCTAATCGTTGAGTATAAACTAAATCACTTTTCCCCGGAGCAATCTTAGACTTAATTAGTAATCTTTTTCCAATAATTGATTTGGATATACTAGAAGGGTCTTTTCCTGTATCACTAACAGCATCCACAATATACTTACTTACTGTAGATGGATCGTCTCCTGCCATGATAGCATCATAAGCCTTATTCATATTTCTTCTAAAGTTTTTAATTTCTTCGTCTGGCTTTGATATGTATGTTCCACCATATTTGTTTTCAAACTTCCATCTATAATAGGCACGAATAGCATTATCATCTTTTTTAGTTTCTGGATTACCAAGACCTACACCAACTAAAGTTTGTTTAAACAAACGATTGGCAGGAAAGAATCTTTCACCAAACTTTATTGCTCTATCCATAGCTTCATCATAAGTGTATCTTCCTGTTCCCCGTATTGCCTGAACAACTTCTTTTCCCAAAACCCAAGGATAAAACACATCCATGATACTTTCTTTGCCTCCTGCCGTAGATTGAAGTATTTGACCGTACAACCCGGCAAATGTCGTATATGCCCAACTTTTTGCAAGAAACTCCAAAGGGCTTTCTTTTACTTCATTCCATTTTATTTCAACATTGTCTTTACCGCCATATACAAAGGCTAATAAAAACTGTGCTGTAGCACCAGAAACAGCTCCTCCAAATAAGTCACTCAGTACTGATTGTGTTACATCTACTAGCTTCTTATAGTCTTTCTCAGCGAATGATTCATTGACTGCTTTTGAATTTGTTCTAATGATCCTGTTTAAAGACCTTATTTTCATTTGAGCGTATGTTTCAAAAGCCGTTACTGCTCTAAAAATTCTTCGTTGCTCTAATCTAGATTGTTCACCTGCTCTTTGAGCACCGCCAGTTAAGGCGGCCGGGGCTCTTCTAATCAAAGCATCATACAGTTCTTGAGGTGCTTTCCCAGAAACCATTAGTTCTGCATCAGATCGTGAAAAACCCATTTCTCTTAAAAGCAAGGCATCTTTACCTGTTCCTTTTTGATTTTTAAATTTTTGTGTTCTATTAAAAGCAACAACAGCACTTATTTTTTCTTGAAATTCATTTAAATACCTGTATAAAAATGCACTTCTTTGAGCTTCGTTTAGTTGCTTAACTCTGGACTCTACAGGCCTTACTGGATTGGTAGCTAGATTGGTAACATCAGAAGTAAATGCACCTATAGAGTTTAAAGTAGCCTCTAAGGCTTTTGCTTTCCCAGATGGCAAACCTAATTTTAAGTCATATACTGCCTTTATCAAACCCGGTGTTCCAGAAAACCTTCTAATGCTACCTAAAAATTCAGGAATATTTGGGACTACGGAAACAGATAATGAAGTAGCTCTTACAGTATTGTAAGCACCCTTAACTGCTCTCATAGCCTTGCCACTCATAGAGCCCGCTTCTAATATAGGAGCCTCAACAGGTGCACCGCTTAAAGACCTGACCATTTCGTGAAATTCTATTGTAGTACCACCCTCGGATTCTATTGCTTTCTTAAATTTGTTTACTGTGCTAGTGTTGTTAATTTCTTGACCAAATACGGTTGCAACTCCAACTCTAGCGGCTCCTGTCTCAGCTAATCTTTGAGCATATTCATAAGGTCTATACTCTACTAAAGGTATAATATCTCTACCAACTTCAATGGCATGTGGTATATGTTTCCACTTACGACTGTGCTCTACCTGAGTAGTTCTTGTTGGGTTTTCTGTAGATTTACCAGAGATATTATCAGTAAACTCTTTAAAGTATTCTCTTACATTAGCTTCAGGACTTCCTGTTGCTTGAGCAAACTTAGAAACCATTTCTGTAAATTCTTTTGATCCTGAACCCTTACCTAATATAGCGTAAAATTCATTAGACATAATTCTAGGTGCAATCTCCCTACCTATAACCTTAAAAGGTCTGGCAACGCCATCTTTTCCTTCTGTGTAAATATTGTTTTGTTCAAATATGCGACCCCTTCCTTCTATTAAATCACGTTGCAATTCAATAAGAGGCTTTTCTTTAGGGCTTGTTTTAATCGTACCTTCAATTTTACCATGTAAATTTGACTGTAAAATTTTATTACCACCTATATCAACTTCTACAAAATCAGAAAGCTCCCTAATTACTTTACCATCTTCACCAAATCCTTTACCACTAAGCTCTAACACCTTGTCAAGAGTTGGTGCTAATTCACCTCTTACCTGCTTTTGCTTGTCAATTACCCTTCTACCCAACTCTGCTGACTGAACAGAAGATTGAGTCCCTACACTAGCGGCCCTCTCAACCATATCTGAAAATGCATGATTGTAAATCTTAGTAACTAGATTTCTTTTGTTAGTTACTGGTGGGTTATTTGTAGACGGGGTAACAAAAGATATGTTGCTATCTGCTTGTTCTTTCTTGCTAAGTCTTTCCATTGCACTGTTATACAGTGTATTTAATTGAGCATCACTATACTTCTGAGGTCTTTTTTTGCTTGATCCAAACAATCTTTTAAGCATGTTAGGAGTTGGTATTCCAAAAAAAGCCATCAACTCAATGCCTTCGTTATTTGCCCTTTCTTGAACATCCCTTCTTAATTCTTTAGCTTTTTGATTGGAAACCTCAAGGCGTTTCCTTTGAATTTCTGTAAGGGACTGACTTTGCAAGGCTTGTTCATTTGATCTAATCGTTATATCTAAATCAGCATACTCTTTCTGTAACAGATACCCTTTTGCTTTTTTCTCAAAGGCTCCCTTTGCAGGTAACTCTTCTATTGTTTGCTTTGGTGGCTTAACAACTTCCGTTACAGGAGCTGTTTGCTTTGCAGGCTGTGTAACCTCTACTGTATCAATAATTTTTCCATCTTTTCTTATAGTGATAGATGGATTTGTACCTTTTGCTCCAATATTTCTTTTTTGTATTGTTTTTTTAGTTCCCTTGTTCGGCCCATCAACCACTTCAACAGTAATAGATTTTTGGGTTTCATTTAAAATTTTTACGTTTGATCCGTTATTAGACCTGTACACTTGATTTTTAACACCAGAAACCTCATTAAAAAAGCTAGAAAAAAAACGCTGTCTAGTAGATGGAGCAACACTAGCTTGTGGAAACTCTTGCGTTGTAGGTTGCTCAACTTGTGTAGTTCTTTCCCTTGTAGGTGGTGGATTAACAGGGATTTCTACAAGAGAATTAACTTTTACAGGTTGACTTTGTAACCTAGAAGTTTCAAGTAAAAGCTCTAATTGAGTTCCTTGGCTACCAACTCTTTTCTGAGCCTCCTCAGCAATTCTTTCCCTAGCATCTATCTCTATCTGCCTCATTTGTCTTCTTCCTACGTCAGCAGGATGTAGTGATACTTCTAACGTTGGGTCTGGTATAAAAGGTTTGTTTAAAACCGCTGTTTCATCATAGTATTTATTTAATCTTTGCTGTTCAGAACGAGACCTTCTCTTCATTTGCAATCTAACTTGCTCTGTGCTCGGAGTTGTTTTGGGGGTTAAAGCTGTGTTAATCTCTGCTTGACCAACACCAATTTCATTTAACCTAGCCACCTTTAAATCTATTTGAATTTGCAAGTCATCTAAGATTCTTTGATTAGAGCGATTTCTTTCTAAAGAACTCATATCCTCAGCAAGTCTTTTGATCTCTTGGTTTAATTGTACTCTTTCACTAACAGGTTTTATACCACGACCTTCAGGCTGAAGGACGTTGACATCTGAAGGCTTTGCCTCTGCTCCTATTTCTTGTATTATCGTACCTCTATTTACTTTAGTAGGTGTTTTTCCCTCCATAGCTAACTCTAAAGAAGTTTTTAACTGCCTACTAGCAGTGTTTGCAACTACATCTAAAGGCTTACCAGTAGCCTCTACTATACTTTTAAATTCATTAGCAATGGGTTCAGTAACTTGACGTATTTGTTCAGTACTGGTAAACGCTTTAATTGCTTTTATTCCTATGATAGTACCAGCCGCATCTAAGTAATTGTCAAACTTTAATTCCTCTCCAGCTAATAATGTTGGAACAGTTCCCAATCCAATAACCTCACCAGCAAACTCACCAGCCTTAGCACCTATTTCACCACTAGCTCTCTTACCAAGAATCGTTCCAGCAAGGCCGAGAGAACCAACCGTAGACCCCGTTACTGTTCCTTTTAAAAGTGCATGCAATGCCTCTATAGGGTCTACAGAACCTGTAGTTTCTATTTGATCTGCGATGTTAGCACCCGCATCAAAACTGGAGAATCCACCAGCTCCACCAACAATTCTTTGAAAGGCGTTTTTGGTAAATACCCTAGCTTCAGGAAGTGTCATACTTGTTCTTTTCGCTAGTAAATTAGCGGCTTCATCAGCATACTTTCCTACTTGCTTTACCTTACCTAACTGACCACCAAAAGCAAAAAGTGCCGCATCCACAGGCATTACCATTGATATTGCACTTGATGCCATGTGCTCTAATCTACTAGCTGGATAGTCACTTACATCAACATCTTGCTCTAACCCAATAGACCTAAAAACAGAACCAGTTACAGAATTTTCCATCCCCAAATTGACTATGTTAGGTGGAGTGCCACCAACTTTAGAAAACACTGCATTGTAAGCCTGTTTAGGACTTTTTCCTGCTTTCATTTCTTTAGACATTTCTTGATGTAGCATTTTCTTGTTAAAGAATCTTGCAACATCTTTACTGTCAGGGGTAAAAGGTAATCCTAGTTCTTTTCTTTGATCTTCTAGTCTTTTTACCTCTTCAGCCATAGGGGGAATGTCAGAACCAATAGCTTGCCCCTGATCTGGAAAAATCGCAGAAGTAGGTATCCCCATTACAAATTTTGGTTGACCTATCAATTTACTAATTCTTTTTTCAGGGTCTGGATTATCCAACGCCCTCATAACATATTGAGGATTGTTTTTATTCTCCTCAAGTCCTTTTATCAAAGCATCAATGCGTTCATTTCTTTGTGGGGCTTGAGTCTCTTGAGGTGCAGGAGGACTTTCTTCATTAAAGAAAATATCATCCGTGTTTACAAAGGGCTCTGGAGACGATACTAATAATTCAAAAGATTCGTAGTCTGGCAGGTTGTACTGGTCGCCAATGTAGTCATAAAAAATTCTACGCTTAGAGGAATCTTGCATCCCACTTGAAAAGGCATCAAATGTTCCAAGGTTGTATTTTTTGGACACTTCATTGTAAATTGACTCTAGGGGCTCTTTCATACATTAATTAAAATTCAAACCGGGTATGTTTATTTTAGTAGACTCTGCTGGAGCTGAATCGGTTGTAGGTATCGTTAAGCCCCCAGCTTGATTATCTAGAGTTAAAGCTTGAAGCTTATCTAGAATTCTTGTTCTGTCTTCCTCTTTTTTCAACACTTGATCAGGAGTCATACTTGACCTGAAAAAAGTTAACTCTCTATCTATAGAAGACAAAGCCGCCTCTAAACCCTTTATAGTTGCTCCCTTTGGAGCCTCCTTCACAACATTAGGTAAAACCCTTTCTTTTGTGTCTGCATAGTAGTTATAGCCATCGTTACCTCTTATGATTTCTCTTTCCTTAGGGTCTTTTAAACTGGTGATGTTTTTTATAGCACCAGATGGATCATACTGAGACTGCTGTAAAATAATTTTTGCATTAGGATTGTCTTTGTTAGATTCGTACCACGTTTGAACTTGAGATTGAAGTAAATTATTATTAATAGATCTTATTTTCCCTTTTACTTGATTTATCCGGGCCTGATTACTCCTAACGCTAGGGCTATCAAGTAAACTGTTGTAGTATTCTAGTTGCTTATTTTCAGGCTCAGACATATCCGATGGGTTTAACATAGCATCAAAAGCATTAGCCTCTTCTTCAGAAATCCTACCAAGCTCCTTAATATCTTCATTTTCTGAGCTCATCATTGCTTTTGCTCTTGCAGACTCAGGCAATCCCTTTATCAGTGCAATCTCATTTGCAAATTGTCGTTGTTTTAACCGATCTTGATAGCGATTTTCTTCCTTCAACCTCTCATCCTTTGCTATACGTTGAGAATCCTCATACCTTTTATCTGCCAGTTGCTGTCTTTCAAGGGCTAATTGATTTCTCTGATAATCGTTAAAATAATCTGGCAGTCTATCTAAAAAGTCTGCAAGGGGATTGTCGTATTGACCGGGAGCCATACGCTGTCTTCTACTATATATACTTCTAGTGTGTCCCGGCATTTACAACCTCCTTAACCATAGTCTTCGTATTCACTATAGTCATAGTCTTGATCCTCTACGATTTCATACTGATTTACAGTAGGGTTCCACTGATAAAGAGAACCATTAAACATAACATCTCCTTGATTACCACTAGGTAAAGAAGAAACTGAAGGTGGTGCTATATATGCCGCACCAAACTTTGCACCTTGACCTATCATACTAGCCGCATCTCCCAATGTCTGTGACTCAAATCCTCTAGCCGCTCTGTCTTGTGCAGACTCAAATTGCCCCATAGCAATTTCCCTTTGTTCTTTTTGTGCTTCTTGTGTCACACCAGAACCAGCAAACCCCGTACCAGCTTGTTGCTGTTGTACCTGTTGAGTTCCAGAAAGCAGACTGCTCTGCAAATTAGATGCCAGTTCATTCAAAGAACTAGGATCAAACTGTTGAAATAAAGCTAGTTGATTTTCATTGGCTTTTATACCAGCATCTTGTAAAATTTGTTGTATATCACCAACTCCCCCACCGTACTGGTATTCAATAAGGCCACCATCTTCCATTCCACTAAAAAAACCACCACTTGCCAATGATGGGCCTTGTTGACTTCTATAAAGCAAGCCTAAAAGATTAGTATCTGAAGCATCTACACCAGAGCTTCCTGCAAATGTTATAGGCTCCAATGGCACACCCATTGCAGAATCACCTAAAAACTCTAATCCTTGGGGCCTATTAGCAAAAGCCTGAGCAGAATCCTGAGCCCCGCCAATTAGACCAGATAAGCTATCTACGTTAGAAGCATCCATTGCAGATAAACTTTGCAAGTAAGCTTCTTCTGTTCCCGATATAGCACTAGGTAAATCAGCAGACATAGGCGTAGATACTATATTTTGAACATCAGTTGCAACAGGAGCAACTCTTTGAAATGCCTGTCTTGGCATGTTTCTTATTCCAAAACTTTTTGCCTTTCCATATATACCACCACCCGGAGTTAAACCAGCAGAAAGACCTGCCTTTAAACCGGATACTATTGCTCTTTCACCCATTCCTCTAGTGTAATCTCTACTAGCTTGTTCTACATCTCTAAAAGCCTGCTGTGCAAATACAGTTCCTTCTGTGTCCGCCTTTCTTGTTTTGCCAGCACCAATACCTTCACCTGCTCTCCTACCTAAAGCGGTTCCAAGACCAGCGGCTAACGCCAATCCTAAACCACCAGTGCTTATTCCAAGAGCACCTAATGCCGCTGAACCAAGTAAACCTCCACCTAAACCTCCAAGGCTACCAAACAATCCACCACGCTTTTGCCTCTTGCCCTCAGCCCTCTGTTGATCTTCTAACTTTCTTATATCGCTTTGTCTTTGTTGTGCTTGAGCTAACATAGCCGCACCTCTACTCGTCTGTCCACCGGTTTGGTACATTTGCATAAGATTGCTTGAATTACCCATATAAAAGCCACTAAGATTAGGCCCGGACTTTGTAGGCATAAAGCCTTTTGATTGTTGGGAATGTTTAATCATGGTATAATTCCTTTGAATTTAATACAACTTTTATCATATTTCCACCTCTACTCGCCATAAAGAAGAAACAAAAAATTCTTTTACACTTGTTGTAATACCAGTGTCTGATGGCGTTATGCTAATCATTGCAACATCATTAGATTCTATTGTTGGTGAACTGCTCCAGTCGGACTCATTTACTGTAAGAGTTGTGTTATCTACAGTGTTACCTAAAGCTGAAGAATCATACAGGAAGGTGCAAACCTCGTCAACTGTTGCATCTCCATCGTCCATTTTCTTTATCTTAAAAAGAATATCATCTGTGTTGTCTTCAAACACGGGAACTTTAAATAGTATTTTTGAACAATGCATTTTAAATGGAGTTAAAAAACCCACATCACATCTTGTAGCTGTATTGTCTGTTGAACTAGACCAAGGTAAAAAAACTTCAGACGTGCCTAAGTCAACACTAAAGTTGTGTGTAAACACACGATAGTCTATGAATTTGTGTGAATATTTTAAAGTATTTGTAGTTAGTGTCCTATCTACATATTGATCGCCATTATTGGACATATACGATTTCCACAACTGTCCAAACTTTTTTCTGTATATTGCTAGCTGACTATTTGATTTTTTTTCAATAGCAATCTGTCCTTCTACCATACCATTTAAAGATGGCTTACCTTGAAACTCTACAGAGGCTTGTTTTGTGTTTTGGATTCTTCTAGTATCTCTATCCATTAGGTAACATTTTTGTTTCTAATGTATCTATATTCAACGCTAATGTCATTAAACTCATACACTCCAGATGTAGTAGCCGCAAACTGTATCTGCAAGCTTTGACATTCTATAGTAGAAGACGGGGTTAATGTTACTACGTCCCATGCACCACTGGTATCTGCTAAGTTACCTGTAAATGTACCACCGCCATCACCAGAAAAATTTTGCTTACCATCAATAGCATATTTAAAAGGAGTTGTTACAGAGCCATTAGATTTGTAAGTAACAATAACTTTGTATACTTTTTTAATAATACCGGGCTCACCAAAATCTATATCTCTTGTAATAAATACTTGATGTGCATTTGCGAGACTAATAGGTAAAAACTTTTTAAAGCTAGTAGTAGTGTGTGATGCATTGTTGTTAGTAGCTACAATTAAATTATTGTTCCAATCTGTAGAAAAGTTGCTAAATAGATGACTGTCTGTAAAAATAAGATCGTGAAATACCCAACCATCTGAATCAAAATCATATATCCAACCCTCATCTGAATTGTCAGAAGAATCGTTGGGGCTTCTCATAATAACCAATGAGTTACTAATACTATCGTAACCAATCATAGGGTCTTTTACGTTTGCTGTACCACGATACCATGCGTTCCATGTTTTATCTGCACCTGTTCCAAGAAAAGAAGCTTTGCTAACCGCTAACTTATCTTTAATAAGGTTTGTAACTTTTTGACCGTCATATATGTAACATCCATCTTCTGCAACCCAAGCTATACCATATTTTGTTTTTGTTACGCTAAAATTTTTATTTACACCAGAGTATTTTATTGTTTCTTCTAAGTACCAACCTGCTGGGCTAGGGCTTGCTATATTGATGATATGAACTAGATTATGCTTAAAGGCTACCAACCTATCGGCATAAGCTTGTAAGGCTGTGTATACCCCATAGTCGCCCTTAGAAACGTCTATAAAATTATGTGGCAGTATCGTGTCAAACTTATTGATTTCACTATACATAATCCTGTCACCAAAAGTTTCTAGCTCCCCAGAAGCACCAATAACTCTTACGTTCCCTATAAATGTTCTTCGATTTTCTACAATAGAAGCTTGATACGATTCACCTGCACCACCTAATGATACATATTTTACGTCTGGTGAAAACCCATTTATCGTTGTGTATGTATCTAAATTTGGCTTACTTGCATTTCCTGTGGCATCTGCAACCACACAAAAACCTTTGTCAACAGCAGTAGCATTTTCTGTCCAAGCTACATGATCTCCATCTATAGTGGTTCGTACACCCTTTACAATATCTATGTCTGCAAGTAAAGCTAACTCATTATCTGTATTAGCTTCTCTAATGTATATTCTTCCACCAGATATTCTACCGGGATATGCAACGTCAGCATACACAGAAACTCTCATAGACTTACCTGCTGTTTGTGAATGAGTAAATGCCGCTATCGTAGCCGCACCGTCCCCCATTCTAACAGGAACAGACTCTTGATTTCCATCATATAAAAAACTTTGATAAAATTCGTATGTCAAACCTTCCCAATCACCATCCGCTGTACCATTGCTAACACCAATATTAAAACCTATCCCTCTTCTAAGTATGTGTTGCGAATCGTCATTGTGAGTAATTTGACCGATTCCTCCATAATTTCTTTCGTATTGAACATTAGCCGCTAACCCAGCCGCAGGCTTTGTGCAAAACAACACTTCTGATGGTCTAGCATCATAGTCTGCTCCAATAGTAATTACTTCACCTGCAAAGTTTTGATCTAAAACGTTTGTGCCAGCACCATTATCAAAAACAAATCCAGTGCCAGTGGTAACTTGACCATTTAAAACAAGAGCTGTATGGCTTGCATCTCTTAGTTTCCTTGCAACCCCCCTAGCAAAAGTGTCACTGCTATCTGTTGGTTGATTAAAATATGCACCTGCTGTATTAGCCGCATGGGTTGTATGACCAAAAGCTATTGTAAGGTTAGCACTATTTGTTTCTGGTGATCTTAAAACGCTAGAGTGCTCTTGCCACTCTGCAATCGTCAATCCTAAATTATGATTAAATTGATTTCTTTGTATATACCCAAACCATTTTATAATGCTTGTGTTTGTGGTCTCTGTATCGCATACCCGCAGAACCTCATCTACAAAGTGATATATGTATTTAGCACCATTTATACCTGCTAGCGTTGGGTTTATTTTTCTGTTAGTCCAACCATTACCTGTTTGCGTGTAATCTGTAGTGGCATTATTAGACCAAACATCTACACCAGCCGCATTTGCACTTGTACCTCTTTTTCCCAATGCACACATTTTATCACCGGTAGATCGAATGACTCGTATGGTAGGATTAACAGCGGTATCGTCTTCATTAGTAATGCCAGTTCCTTTTAGTACATAATATACATCTCTATCACTAAAGGTTAAGGTTGTTCCACCGGAAACATTTGATAGTGTCGCATCTGATATTTCAAAAGTAGCAGGATCACTTGTTTGAGTTACTGAAGCGATATAAGCTCCAGCTTTTATGTTTGTTCCGCTTACCGACATGCCAGCAGTTATGTTTGTATTAGCCCCATCCATTATAATTGTCGTTGTTGGGGTAGGTAATGCAGTAGACCTAGTATTGTCTGTAAATGTACTACCTAAAGCAGAACCACTATTTAAGTTGTCTACAACCTGAGCAACTAAAAAAATACCATTGTTTTCTTCTGTACCTGTAATCTTTACTAAATCACCAACCTTAATTAGACTACTGGTAAATATAGTACTTATGGTAGAGGTTACACCGCCTACTAGCTTTACATATGAAGTTGAAGGTATTGGCATCTATAGACCACTTCCTTGCTCCGGTGCTTGGGTGTTACCATCTGGGTTTGTAGCCACCTGAACAAAAGCTATGTTACCGTCACTCGTACCAACAGTTAATGTTGTACCGCTTTTGGTTTCCGTTATAGTTTGATCCGCATCTTTACTGTGATCTGATTCAAAGTAAAACAAACCAAAGCCACCTAAAACTGTGTTATTTGCAGATGGAATATATTGAGTTAAGTTAGTAGAACCATCGGAGTCTTCGATGTGATTGTATAAACCACCAGCAGTTTTTATTTTTCCCAATGCATCAATAGACATATTCTTAATAAATGGATATTGCCTATCTGGTAAGTCTCTAGGGTCTTTACGGTTATTCATACCACCAGACCAGTCATTTATTTTGTATATCTGCTTAGGCATTACTTACCTTTAAACACTCCTTCTAACATATCTGTCATCACATCGACTAATTTCTCAAAAAGCTCTTGTTCTTTTTCTTCATTAATCCAAGGTAAATTGACACGTTTATTAATTTTTGTAGCCAAGCTCTCTGTGAACTCATCTGAGGCTAAATGCTTTAATGCTTCTTCCTGCATTCTTTCTGCTTGCTCTTCTGCTAACTTTACTAGCATTGCTTTTATATCCATTTAATCTTCCTTTATTTTCTTGGTTTTTAAATATAAATAATAAATTTGCACTGAAAACATTATACACATAAGAACACCAGACAGTAAATCTGTCCAGTATACAACGCCTAAGCTTGTGCTTAGTCCTGTTACTTTTAAACTATCCATTAATCCATCCACTTTCCATGCATTTTTAAGTGCCATAATCTGTGTTTAAACATCTCCCACAGCAACCCAAATAAAGTATCTGAGCTGTATGTTCCTGCTTTACATATATACTTATACATTAGTGTTTACCATTTATTCTACTTAGTGAACCTTTTATCTCAGACACTTGATTGTCTAAGTCATTTATTTCTTTTGTAAGAGCATCAAATTTCCTATCTAGCTTATCATCACTGGCATTCCATCTCGTAATAAGTTTGATAATCATACCCTCTGTATTTTCTAAGGTCTCTGACTGGCCCTTGTTTTCTACCTTTAGATTTTCAAGAGTTTCTTGTTGTTGTGCTGATTTATTACTAAGTGACACAACTAAATATACAAACATTGCACCTACAACGCCTATCATTCCCGCTTCACCGTATAACTGTAAAAAATCCACTCTTACCCCTTAATGCATTTTAAAAATTGTTCTATAATTCTTTTAATGTTTTTTTGATTACCTTGATTTCTCGCTAGCAATACAAGAGTTTTTTCCCTGATTAATGCCTCTTGTAATTCACTCATTTTTTCTTACGCTTTCCCCAACTTAATGGATTAATATTAAATTCCTTTTCATAGAAGGCTACTTTTTCTGCCAGCTCTTCTCGCTCAGCCCTTTCTTCCATGATATGTTTACTAAGTAAATCCCCAATTTGTTCATTTGCAACAACAACGTTATCTTCAAGTTTTGCAATTCTAGTCTCAATTTGCCAATAACCATAAACCAACATCCCGATAAGAACTCCAATCTGAGCCAACCACTTAAGGTTAATGCTAACAATGGCGTTATCATCAAGCACAGTAGCACGATAACTTCTGGCGGTATCTGGTTTGTCATTCACTTGACCTCGACTTTTTCCCAATCATTGTGTAAGTAACACCAATTAGTATGAGTAGACAAATTACCATAATACCAATGTGTAACTGAATCAACATCCACTATCTCTGTAAACACTGTATTTGTAACTGTGTCTTGCGGTGTGAGAGGTATGTTTCCTACTATCCACCCTTGACTGCAACTTGGTATTCCTGACATAATTAACAGGAATGCTATAACTCGCACTAACAACTTTAAAATCTCCATTATCTAATTTTTCTATTACTTTGTTCATAATACCATCCACCATGCAATTCCTGTTTCAACCACAATATCAGCCATAGTATTATATGCCCATGCTTTTTTTGTACCATAGGTTTCTTCATCACCTTCAATAAGCCACTCAACAACTTCCCATAACACACCTATAATGAATACACCCATCACACACCAAAAGTCTGTCCAACTTAACCATTGAAATACCTTACATAAGAAAGCTCCAGCGGCTAAGTGATAAGCAGTCCAACCATCTAATTGACCTGTGTTGTATTGCCAAGATACTAATGTTGCTAAAGGATTTTTCATTTGGGTTGTATCATATTATTTACTAATTCATGTTTACCTACTAACATTCTTCCTGTACCTCCACCATGTTCATCTTCACATTTGTCAACATAAGCCTGTTCAATCGTATCCCAACTATCACTTCTCTGTATAACTTCACCATTAAATGTTAAAAAGTATTTATATCTAGAAGGATAAGTCAGGGTCTCTGTTGTACCATCTGGGTATTTCTTTGTACGAGTAGAACTAGGAGTTGTATTTCTATATAACTTTAGATCGTGACCCTGAGAACTTTTTCTTATCAGCATTTACTTGTCCTCTGATTCTTCTTCTTTAGATAAAGACTCTTTAAGCATATTAACAAATGCATTATGTCCAACTGATAACTGCTCAGCAACAAATTGATTTGTTCTTTGCTTATTCTGTATGTCATTAAGATGATTTACCATTATTTTTTGCTCATCAGTCATATCCTCAATGATATATTCTTTATCATCTAAGGTCAAGACTGGCTTCTGTTCTTTTTGTTTTTTAGCCATTATTGACTCCTTGTTTGTTAATTAATCTTCTTTCTTGCTATCTTCGTAAGCTTTCTTTACTTCATCTGTCCACAAAGCACCAGCAAGTGCTTTTAATTCATCGCTTTCTGCACTTATATCTGCATCTGGCATAAATGAATCTCTATGATAAGAAAATGAAAGTTCTTTGCCATCTTCTACAATAGCAGTTCTTTTTCTTTGCTGAATACATTTGTACTTACCACGAACTTCATAATCATATTTTATTTCTTTGCTTAAAGCCATTTTAACTCCTTGTTTGTTCCATTTAATTATCCAATTAAAAATTAAACTCTGTAAGTCATTTCAAAAACTAACCTATCTCCATTTGCCCAAGTAAAAGGTGACCCTTCTGTAACGCTACCAACGGCCAACGAATCTCCAGAGGTAGTTGCTTTATGAAGATTTAAGGTTGTTGTATTTACTGAGCCTTGACAAAATCCAAAATACAAAGCAGCTCCACTATCTAAAAATTCAATTTGACCTTGAGGCTTTATGTCATTTGCTACTGTAAAAGGCAAGTTTGTTAATGTTGTAGTTCCACTAGCAGAGGTATCAGCCGCCCAAGTAATTTGTCCTTGAACATATACTAAATTGCCAATTTTTGTATATTTACCAGATAATGTTGCACTTCCTTCCGTAAGATTATCAAATGCTGGTGTAAATGTGCCTTCTTCGTAGTCATCCAGAGTTCTTGCATCTGCACTTGCATTTTGACTATCTGGAAAGTTTAACTGCCCTTGAGGTAAGTTTACAACTCCAGAACTTAATGTTAATGTTTCTTTCTGAGTACCATTTAACATAGTGTATATTCTTAAATCAGAATCCTCATTACCATTTGATACATCGGTCAATCTTCCTATCATTAAAATTGCTTCTGTTGGATTCCCACCATCATCATCAGCATACATATAAATTCTACCAGTTTCATCATTGTCTGCTGGGTTTGCTCTATCGTTTTTTAAATTTAAAAAGCCACCACTTGAATTGTCTGCTGAATCAATTAAGTTCATATGCCTTGCATGAACTGTAGCACCACTATCTTGTGCCATATAAACAGCAGTTACATCTGCATTACCAAGTGTTACTGAATTATCTGCTACTCCTGTTGCATTGTAGCCTATTACTGTTTGATTAGTACCATTATTAGCCGATGGGTCTGTAATAGCTCCAATTAAAGTATTTTGTGTTCCTGTGGTTACCACATCTCCACTTACATATCCTAATGCTGTATTATATGTAGAAGATGAACCATCTTGAGCTGTTAAAGATTGATAACCCACTGCAACATTTCTTGTACCATCAACTTCAGTTGCTAAAGCAGATGCTCCAATCGCTACATTATCATCTGAGGTTGTTAAGTTTGCTCCAGCACTTTTTCCAACTAAAACATTTTCATCTGCTGTGGTTAAATCTAAACCAGCATCGTCTCCTATGATGACATTATTATTACCACCAGATTGTATGCTGTTACCAGCTAACTCGCCAAAAATTGTATTACCAGAACCAGCATCATTATTACTTAGTGAGATTCTGGAGTTGTCCTCAAGTTTAAGTCTTATAGCACTACCTGTTACAAGCCTTATATCTTCAGCTCTAATTCCCATTGGTTTTAAAGCACTTCCAGCGGCATTAATAACTTGCAATGCAAAAACACCAGAACCAATTTCTCCTATAGTATCAGTAAACGAACCTCTTGCATCTGTGCTGATATTTACATCTAAAGTTCCTACAGGCGTAACTCCAATACCTACCTTGCTTCCCACAATAGACATTGCTGTATTTGTATTATCATTACCTTTAGTTGCCAAGAAATGTAACTCTCCATCATTAGAAGAATTTGTCTCATCTGTAATCTTAGCAAGTATTCCAGCATATACACTTCCTTCCGCTATCGTAGATGGAGGTTGATTGCTGTCATCTCCACCAATAAACATAATACTTCCAAGTGTATCCCCATCAGCACCAGTTGAACTATTAAATAAAGCTAATGTAGGACTCATTTTAGCGGCTGTTGTACCACTTCCCTCAATGACAACTTGAGGAATAAAAGTTCCATCTGTTGCTTCTAAACCACCTACACTACCTTCTGCTGAACTTTTGACATGAAGAGGGCTATAGGGACTTACAGTTCCAATACCAACATTGCCTGAACTGTCTATTCTCATACGCTCAGTAGCGGCCGCTGATGTGTTTGTAGAAAAAACTAAAGCAGTAGAATTATTGTCAGCCGCAAAAGTAGCCTCAGCTTCACCAGCTATTGAAGCTCCTACCAACTGAGAGTCGCTTCCATCTGCCTCGCTAGCGGCTAAAAACTCTATCCTTCCAAGTTGGTCATTATCAACTATAGTTGTTTCAGAAGTTGTTAATTGTAAGGTTCCTGCTGGTGTAGCACCTGTTCCAGTAGAACCTAATATTTGAACTATCCCTTGTATCTGTTCATCGAATGTATTAGTAGCACTACCCTGTACAGTTAAATCGCCTGTAATAGTTACATCACCTGAGATAGTATTGCTACCACCAAGGGATACATTAAGTCTGTTATTAGAAGTATCAAGTACAGCGTTTAGTGCTTCTTGAGATGTGTGAGAATTTGCGGCTACGGAGTTGCCTGAAGAATCTAGTAGTACCTTGTTTAGTACTTCTTTTGTAGTGAATTGGTTTGCCATAATCTACTCTATATTTCCACCACCACCGCTTTTAAGCATTCATATAGTTAAATTATATGTCGTGAAACTTAACCTAGATCAAGACAAATAATCAATCAATAATATTATGTAAAACTAGCTGGAACTACTGCTCTGGTTCCTCCAGTCTTACTTCTTTTCTTTGTGCCATATTTCTTAATGGCCATATCAAATTTTCTTTCATGTCTCATCATTAAGTTCATTGCTACTTGTGCCCTGTTACCATCGGATGTCCTACCCGCACGATCCATATACAAACACTTCTTTACATAATCTACAATCGCAGAATGATATAAGTTATCAACATCTGGTGTATCTGTTATTGCTGTAACCTTATTAGGGTTCCCGTAGTAATGGACAAGTAAACCATTTGTAACAGAATGATCAAACGCCTGATAAGCCTTTCTCTCTGTTCTTGACTCTCCCGTTGAAGAGAATGTCGTAATTAAACCTAGATGATCCCCTCTAATAAAATATAAAACCTTATCTTCTGGATACTTTATATTACTTGCCATTATGAAGGCTCCTCTATTGCAGACTCTGAAGCAATATCAAACATAAGTGGTTCGCCATCTAACACCCTTGGAACTCTTATGTAGTCACCATCATTATCCATTACGTCTACCCTATGAACCTTGTTAATGCCCATAGCGTTACTAGATGAATCTGTAGCACTGTCAGACAAATCATAAAACGTTTGATTTGCTACTATGTTAATTTTTGCAGACATTGACTTTTGAGAGTATTGTCCAAGCTCATTAATAGCATCATTAATTAAAGACATAATATATGTTTCTGGAGCATCAGGAAAAACCTGCCTGACCCTACTAATAATCTGTTTTACTGTTAAAGAATGTATTGCCATTATTTCAACGCCTGTATCCCCTTATCATAATCTGTTTGTAATTTAGCTTGTTGTTTTTCCATAGAAATTATTTCACTTAAGTATGCATTACCAGCATTTATATGGGAAGATGCCAGTTCTGTATCTTCAGCCGCATTTTGTGTGACTGCACTATCAAATTGAGTATTAGATAGAGCTCTTATTGTTTCAATAGCATTTTGCAATGATTTGATTGCACCATAAATAGGAACGAGGTACTCAGCATCATCTGGAAACTTAGCGATAGCACTATCACCAAAAGCAACCGTAGGATAATTCAATGTATGCACATGAGCGTTCTGAGCATTGGTAGGCGAAGGAACAACAACTAAAATATTATTTGTAACGTAGTAAGCAGGGTCTGTAACGGTAGCCGCCATCATATCATCAGCATCTCTAATACGTCCATTTAACTCAGCAGGTACTCTTCTGCAAGGCTGATTGATTGTACCATCATCTCTGGTTACGCTGAATATCTCAGAGCCCAAAAGAGTAAGACTTGAACTACTAGTATTTAAATCGTTGGAAGTTGTAAACAAGGACTGTTTTGATCTTGGTAATGTATTTAGAATCTCTTTAGCACCATCTGTTAGGAACTGAGAAAGTTCTGATTGTGTAGGTGCAGTTCCACTGCTTTCTATTGCTATACTTGTTAAACCTTCTACTTGTGCTTCAAATGTTGCCATTACTTAGCTCTCCTAACCTTTCTTGCTACTGCCTTGCTGTATTTAGCCTTTGGCTTACCTGATGCCGTTGCCTTTCTTTTCTTTCTATTTGTAGCCGCTTTCTGACTTTTAGTTAAACTTTTTCTAACAGTTTCTGGTAAATAACGACCACGTTTCTTTTTTGGTTTCTTCTTGTCATCTTTACTAACGTAATCCCATTTTTGTTTTGACCACTTAGACAGCTTATTTTTAGATGACTTTTTACCAGAATATGTTCCCCCCATATCCTTATAATATTTTACAGCAAGTTGCATAGCTCTAGCAGAGTGTTTTCCACCCATTTTGGCCTTTGCTTTGGCTTTGGCTCTCGCCCACTTGGCAGGGTCTCTTTTCTTTGCTGTCGCCACTACTTTTTCTTCTTAGGTTTTGCATGCCTCATCTGAACTTTAAAATCAGCCATAAGACTTGCACCTTTATGTTTTTTAAACTTACCACTATGCTTCATTAACTTATAACCACTTCCGGCTTTCATCCAATGATAACCAGCAGGTGCTTTTACTTTTTTATTCATTACCATTTTACCTTATGACTCCAATACCTTGCACTTAACTTGCTTGGCTTAGAATCTTGTGCATTATGTCTAGCATAATACGATTTACGTCTTGCTTTATCTTTTGCTGACTTAGGGTTTTTACCTGCACCTTTAACACCTTGCTGACCAAAACGTATGGTCTTTATTTTGTCACCTACTTTAGCTACTACTACATGACTTTTCTTAGGGTGACTTGGTGTACGCTTTGGTTTGTTAAAACCACTTACACCAGCTCTTTTTAATCTTGAATCTTTCTTCTTAACCGCCATAACCTAAATTCTTTCTCATCTTAGTTGTATTTTCAGATATGGACTGTACTGATAGCTCTACATCTGTTCTCTTTCCCATCTGTGATGTCATCCACATATTAGTAGTAAATTTACTTTCAGAAGCTTTCTTTCCGCAAGACCTACAGTAAAACCAGTTGTTTTTATTTTCTTTATTACAATGTATACACTTATTCATAGTTAATCCTTTTTAGGTTTTAGGGGTTACCTTTTATTGATAACCCCTACAGCACCTAAAACTGTTATCCTTATATATTCGGATTAAGCACTTGCTGACTCAACAAGAACAACTGTTCCAATAGCAACTGGAATATATCCGCTTAGATGCCAATTCACACCGTCACAGATAAGAGTCATTCTTAAACCTTCGATAGCCTGAGAAACAGAACCATCTACGGTTATTTTTGAGAGTCCATCAACATCGTCTACTGTACTATTAGCCGCACCTGCAACAACGTAACCATATATATCAGTTCCGTTTGCTCCAGTTGTTATGCTAAAGTCTGCATCATCGTCACAGTTAACAGTAAAACAAAAGTCATAGCTACAACCTGCTATGGCATCAGATGCCGTTGGCAAGGTTAAAGCTACGTTATTGTCAACCGTAGACATATCTACAGCGAAAAGAGTTCCAGACTCAGCCGCAGTCAGTGTTCTTGTCACTGCCGCAGAGTTGTCTATTTTTTGAAACGCCTTTTCACCAGTTTGGAAGCTTGAACTATTTGCATTTAAACTAGCTGTTTTCATTATCTAACTCCTTAATCGTTTTCTAAGTTAAACAAAGCATGAGACTCAGAAAGACTTACTTCTAAACCAGCTTCGGTTAGAATCATGTCTTTTCTTAAATCCTCATCAGCACCTTGAACGTTGGTCATAACCTGTGTGTCACGGTTAATTCCATTTCCAATCAAAGGACGATAAGAAACCTGACTCATGTCAGCCATTAGCATGTATCCAGCCGCAATTCCTCTGAAAAGTGGCTCTTTAACAAGGTTAAGTGTTCCGTGAATAGTATCAATTACCATTACGGAGTGACCGAAAGCACCATTCCTAGTTGTCATGTCTATTCTGTAATTATTAGCAGAATGACCCATAGAAGCATCTAAGAATTTTCCATCGCCTAACTTGTTAAAAAACGTAATCACTGGTAAGGAACACAAGACTAGCTTGTCAGAAGCACCACCACGAGCAGGATCAAAGATTACTTCAAGATCGCTAAGCAATCTATCGTAAGTCATTTCTGCCTGTGCAACGCTTCGGTAGTATGAACTACCTGAAGTATAGCTAAAGTCATCCGTATTTACAACTGGATTTACATTTTTAAGGATGTGACCTACAATTCCTTCAGAATATTGAATGCCACCTTGACGAGCTTTTTGACCAAAGAGCATAGCTCTTTCAATGTCAATTTTATGCTCACGTAGTTTATCAGCCCATAACCTGCTCCACTCGTCTGCGTACCCACGATAGCGAGTTGCATACGCTGTGTTTGTCATCTCAGCGGCTGTCTTAAAAATCTGGGTATACCCATAATTATCTTCAAGCTCTGTTGAGAAAACGTCAGGAGAACCAGAACCTTCCTCAAAGGAAGTACCGATTATCTGAGCTTCATCATTATCAGCAAGAACATTGTACCCAGAAACGTTTGCGTTTGAGACATCAATAATCTTACCTGTAAATGAAGTTTCGCTACTACCATGTGTTACTGCTGAATCAACACGAACGACCACTTGCCCAATTCCAACATCCCCTGTGCGAGATGCAGTTTGAACAGCGATAACCATTCCTTTTAATAGATAGTCAACAGAGGCTCCACCAGCAGTGTCAACAGTAAACGCATAAGACGTTCCTGCGGACACAGCAGAACCACCATTAACAGCTCCTTTCAAAAGAAGAGAACGGTCAGTAAAGTTGATTTTATTACGATTTTCCAAGTAACGAAATACTGGATCATCGGTAGGTGCCTTGGCTACTTGAGAAAGATACACGAAGAATGGAGATTCTTCAGGGGCCAATTCTGCTACCCTGTCTCCAAAATTAAATATCCGTCTCCTATCAGGAGCCTGACCTACACCAGCAGAGGAAGTAGAAGCTGTGATATCACTGGACTTTAAAGTGCCAGTATTGTATGATATTGCCATTTTATTACCTCTTGGTTTGTGGTTTGTTTGTTATGTCACGGTAATCGCAAAGAGCCACTATTTCCCATGACGGCATCAAAGACCTTATCAGTATCATTTTTTTGTGATGTCTGAGGTTGACCCTGAAGAACGCCAGCAGTTCTAGGAGCTTGTTTTGCCGCATTTACCGCTTCCATTGTATCGTTGTTAGCAACGGATTGACCGTTTTGCATCTGCCAGAGCTTTACTAGGTTATTTAAACCTACTTGCTCTTTTGGTTTTGTAGTGAATTGTAAGAACTCTTGAATGTCACCATCGGACATCTTATATGTTCCTCTCAATTCATTTACAGTGTTTTGCATTTGCATCTCAGCTTGTATCTGTTGCTGTTGTTGGGATAACGCAGAAGTCAATCTCTGATTCACTAACGATTCTATCTTATTGTTTACATATCGTCCCGACTCAGAGTTCTCATCTGTGAAAGCATCCCAAGGATTAAAATCATCCTTCCCGACACTAGGTTCGTTTTGCTGTTGAGTTTGTGGTTGAGCCATACCGCTTTCAAGTGCCTGTACTAAGTCAGGTCTCTGCTCCAATAACTGAAGTATTTGTGCTCCTTGTTGTAATCTTGCATTTTCAGCTTGTGACCGATCATACATAGATTGGAACTTCTTAGCTTCAGCTTCATAATCCATTGAAGTAGCTGGTTCTTGTACTGATTCTTGAATTTGCTCTGGACTCTCAGGCCCAGCTTGCTGATTTACGATATCTTCCACGAAAGCCTCATTAGTTACGACTTGATCGTTTTGGACATTTACTTCCTGTTGTTCTGTTGTAGACATAGTCTCTCCTTAGATGTCTCTAGGCTTCAGGAGTAGAACTGACTTTTCTCTGAACATCTTTCAGATTACTAGCCAATTTCTCCACCTCTAGCTTCACCTCGTTTTCTAGTTTACTACGTTGCACTCTTCTGTCTGCTTTAGATTCTGAAGAAACTTCAGATAGCCTAGATTTAAACTTTTCAACCTCGACTCTTTTTCTATCGCTAACAGACTCTCGTTGTGCGGTTTGCAAGTCACCCTGCAAATTCTTTATCTGATCCTGCATTGCCTGAACCTGTTGCTGTAATAACTGCTTCTCTTCTGTTCTACGCATAATGCCTTCCTTATCAAACAACTCAGGATTCTTCTTTAATACTTCATACCTGTCTACAATCCCCATTTGGAAAGCCTCTAAGTACACTGCAAGTTCTGCATATTTACTAGAAGGCATTGTAGAACCCGGTTCAATTCTTATGTCATGCTGATCTAACGCATGTTTTTCTTTCTTTAAATCTAACACAGCTCCGGAAACATCTGTATAAAAATTTGCCATAACTTCAGTTATATTGTTATTTGGCTGTGCTAAACGAAAAATCTTTTTATAAGTGTAGTGACCTTTAGACAGGTTGTACAAAACCTTGCCCAATTTATTAATGCTAAACTCTATATCTCTAAGTTTAGACTTTGGCCTCTCACTTCCCAGTGCAATCATTCTTTCCGTGGCCCTCATTGTCTCTGGAGCTTTTTCTGCAAAGCCATGCATCATTTCTGGAAGTCCAAATATAAAATCTATGTAAAACTCTGACTGTTGTATTAACCTATAGAACTCTCCAGCTAAAGGTTGAGGAGCTGGGTAGTGCGGCTCACCTTGGGATGAATCGACTTCAATAACGGCATTTGGATTTGCCCAGTCTTTTTCTAGCTGATCTATATCGTCCACACTACCCAAAGGTACTAACAGTTTTAAACCCGCTGATGCTTGTGCATGAGACAATGCCAATGACCACAACTTATTGAGCAGTCTTTGCATAGGTCTTGCTCTAGATACATCTGATTTGGGATAAGGAGTGCCTGTCCAGATATTTGGAAGGGGCACTATGGGATATTCATCGGTATTAAGTATCTGTTCATATAGCACAACCTCACCCATCGATGCACATACCTTTACACGAGTTTGTAAAACTTCTATTGCTGTAAAAGCTCCAATGTCAAACGCCTCTAAATTTTCCGATACAAACTTAGCATATTCTTCTTGAGAAAGAATACTTTCCTCCTGACTCTTCATATCTATGATACGATAATAAGGAACTTTTATTTTATAAAATCTTTCTAGTACTTGATATTTTTTTACTTGATAATAATCTTTGTCTTTTACCTCCGCTGGAGTAAACACATTCATAGAGTTTTTGTTTTGAGAAGAAGGGTAATCTTCTTCATCATACGTAAATCCAGATATATCGTTTATTAAACCCGGTATCTCTTCTCCTGTTTCCGGATCAACCCTATCTCCTAATTCTGGGTAGAGGTTAACGGCTTGCTCACCTGTAAGGATGGTGGAAAGGATGATACCATCTGAATCGCTAAACCAACGGTCACGAGAACTAGGAGAAGCATAAACTCTGAACGGGTCAACATAAGTGAACTTAACGTCACCTCTACCAAAATCTGATTCTCTGTCAATATAGGCATACAAATAGCCCATGCCTGTAGTAGCATAGTCTTGTATCGCTTGTTTCATCTGCCAATCACCATCAGACTTTTGCCATACATAACCCATCACCGTTCTCCACAATGTAGCAACTTGTACATCGGAATCTTCTCTAGGGGTTATTGTAAATGCAGGAGGTCTTGATGTAAGCACTGCTTTAAATTTTTCTATTGCGGCAGATACACGATCCATAGGTATATCTGCTTGGTTTCTAGATGCTAGGTCGTCAGATTCATCCTGACTAAAATGATTACCAAGATAGAAATCAATGTCCTTACGAGCTTCCGTGTCCCATTCAGATCGTGAGTCACGCCATTGCCTATATAAATCATCATTTTGTAATGCTCTTGGGTCTTGTTCCATACGCTAAAAGGGCATGCCTCTCATCATTATCATTCTCTGTAGCATTTGTCTTGTCATCTCTTTACCCGCATCTTTTTCTCTGTCTAAAACAGGATTTCCAGTTTCAGAGTCTAAAGATTCTGCACCTTCCAATAAACCTTTTAGTTTTAGTAGCTGTAATGTTTTCCTAGCTTTGTTTACCGTATCTTGCTCAATGCTATCTTGCAACATCATAGCCTGATCTCTCACTCCCAACTGACTTCCTTCATACATAGAAGGATCTGCTTGCCTAGCATCAATCTGCAATGGGTCTTTAGGTTGAGGTGGTAATGGAATACCCTCTTCTACGGGGCCACCTTCTTGAAAGGGTAGCAAGTCACGAAGACTGCGTTTTTTTGGTGCTAAGTACTCGTCTATCATAGCCATTGGAATTGAGTCTTGCTCTGCTGAAACCATTTTTTGAACAGCGTCCATATATGCTTTATTTCTAGACATTTGCAACCTGTCAGACATTCCTTCTCCCGCATAATACCTCAATCCCTCTCCACCTCCAACTTGTTCGGCAGGTATAG